CTAGCCGTTATATTGGGGCTTTAACAGTCATTTTGGTAGGTCTATCTACTCTGTTCTTACCTGTTGACCAGTATGTTCAACGCATAGGCTTGGAAGCTGCCAACATCGCCTTTGGATTCCTATTTGGTAGTCGGATTATGGCAAACCTGAAAAAATGAGATTTGAGGAGTGTTTAGCTCGTGTTTTAAAGCACGAAGGCGGTTATGTAAACGACCCATTAGATTCAGGCGGTAGAACCAATTTAGGGGTCACACAGAGGGTTTGGGAAGAATTTGTGGGGCATCCTGTATCCGAAGCGGATATGCGTGCCTTGACCCCTCAAAAGGTCGCACCCATGTACAAGATTAAATACTGGAATCCCAGTTATTGTGCAGTCCTACCGAAAGGCTTAGATTATGTGGTATTCGATTTTGCCGTTAATGCAGGAACAGGCAGAAGCGTTAAGACGCTACAATCGGCAATCGGATGCGTTAGTGATGGAGTTATCGGGCCTCGGACTATGGCAGCAATTAACAATGCAGAGCCTAAAGACCTTATTACAAAGTTCTCAGACGCTAGGGCAGACTTCTACCAAGGCATAGTGGCAAGAAAACCCGACCAAGCTCGCTTTATTAAAGGCTGGCTTAATCGGGTAGAGGATGCTAGAAAACTAGCTCTTGAGGAACACAACCATAACGACAAACAGACTTAGCACTAATAAGGCTTTTTCTGTCCAATAAACCCTATTAAGACGGGCTGGGTCGTGAATTAAATAAGACTGAAGCTCAAGCATATCGCTATCTTTTTCGACATACTTAGGTGGCACATAATACTTACCGATTTGTACTTTGCCGTTGTTATAGGGAACATTCATAGATACCCCCCTAAAATATAACCTAGAGTTGTACACGCTACTGCAAATAAGACAAACAAAACTGTAGCTATAAATGGGTTCATTCAAATTCCTCACTTTCTAAATCTTCAACATCGTAAATAAACGCCATGACTTCACTATCTACATGAATGTGTTTCTTTGCTAATTCAGGCTTATGCTCAATAGCCGTATGCACTTCTTGCACTAGCTGATAGGCTTGGTATAGCTTATCAATCATTTCTTGGCGGGTCATAATTACCCCCTAGTAAAAGATTTTATAGCGTGGATGGCAAGTCACCTCAACGGGTACAGTCGTAGTAACCCCGTTAATCTTACGCCTAGCCTCTATGACTACTGGTCTTGTGTTGGCTGACTCACATTCATTAATAGCCAAGATAACCTGACTACGAGTCATGTGAAAAACAGTCTTATCTGTTTCTAATGTAGCGTTGGGTGGCTCAAACGATGAACAAGCCCCCAATAATGCGGTTGATAGTGCGATTGCGTATTTCATGATATTCCCCCTGTTTTCCAAACATAAACAATAGCAGGCACTCCAAAAGCTAACAGACCTGCAACGATTCCTAATAAATAGTCTTTCATACATTTCCCCTAATGACAGTTACTAATTCATCATTGTAAAACCGCATAGATTGTGTATCGTTTTTAGATGAAAACCATATACCGCCACTACTGCTTTCTCTAATATCTTCAACAACAAAATTAAACCGAGCATCCTTAAAAACAATGGTGTCGCTAACCCGTATTTTTTCAGCTTTAATGCGTTTCATACATTCCCCCTTAAAAATCTTTTTACTTCTTTAATATCGCTTTTAGACAAAGGCAAGCCATCTTGATAGCGTTTGCACATTTCATTAATTCTTGCATTTCTGTCACGATTAGGCCAATCTGCATCACCAAAAGCTCTAGCTCTTTCTTCAGCAGTTAGTTCAATTCGCGGTAAACCTAATTCTTTACGCAACTTAATTTCTGCTTTTAATTCATCGTATGTTCGCAATTTATTTCCCCCTTAAGCAAAACATGATTAAATATTAAGCCAACTTAACATATTAATATACTAGGGACATACCCTAAGTCTTGTATAAGAGTAAAAAGACAGGGCAAGATTTGGTAGCTGTTTCATGTAACGCTGAAAGCCGCAAAACTCGTTACTTGCCACATCCTCTTGGGGCGGCTTAACGCTCTGTAAAGGTGGGGTGGCCCTCGGTGTGAAGGAGATTGTGGCTGGGGGATAGCCGCCACCCCGTAATCATTATAGTTTGTTTTTTGCCCGATAAAAGGCTAATAAATGGGTAAAACATTCCCACCCAATTCTCAGGTCATCTTCAGGTATCTCTACTAGTTTAGCCTTATTTTGTAGGGCGTTGACATAAACAATCGCACACCGAGCTTTGGGCATCTCAAACCCTTGCCGATAGGCTGATAACTGCATTTGGTGGTCAAAGAAGTAATCGAGCTTATCTAAGTCTTTCTCAGTTGTTTTGAAGTCAACCACAAAGCCTGACTTAGCAACTAGGTCGCATTTACCGCCAAACCCCCCATAAGCAAAGGACTTCTCAGAAACCCATAGCTGTGAGCCAAAATGCTCGTTTATAGCGGTTTCTACGGCTCGGACATAGGTTGGTAGCTCAGGTATGTAAATACCCTCATAAAAGGCTTCTATGACCCCATGTATCTGAGTGCCACGCTCTGCTGCTTGCTTGGCAGTTTCCTTGCTGTCAGCAACGACCCGACTTAGCCAATCTTCTTCCGACTCACCCTCTAAGCGAGGTAATGTAAGAGCGGACAATATGGCTTGTTGTTGTTTCCATACATCCAATGCGGGTTTTGACGCACAACCAATAATTGTTGTAACTGAGGGCAGTAAGCCATGTTCTCTTGCGTCTTTGACAGTTGAGTTTCTTTCTTTCCCGTTCTTGCCAATGATGCGATAGGCTGGACTGCCATCGGGTAAGTACCAATGACCATTTTGTTCTTCCCTTTCTTTGACTATCAATTTATTCTCCCAAATTCGCCACAATATTTATTAACCGCTTCTACATAAGCCAAATGAGCTTGTTCGGGGCTTGAAAAATAACCCAAAAATAGGCGTGATTTATTAATTGCTAGTCTTGCAGAATATTTATGGCAAGTCTTTACCCAAGTAACACCTTTAAAGCCTGTGGTATTTCTTTTATGTTTGCCACGATTAGCGTTATTTTGTGCGGAAGTTGCTAAACGCAAGTTTTCTATAGAATTGTTTTGTGGGTTGCCATCAATATGGTCTAGTTGTTTTGGCAAATAACCATAATGGTAGGCCCAAATTAAGTTATGAACTCTGTAACTTTTTGGTCTTAACAAAACTTTTCTGTAGCCCTCTTTGTCAAGATTGCCTACTAAATTGCCTTGTTTGGCAGAACCTCTACTTATTTTCCAGTATAGGTTGCCGTTACGATATTCAAAATATTCGTGCAGTTTATCCAACATAATTCCCCCTGTTAAACATTACATTAACTGTAGTATTGCGATTCTATCATCAGAGTTTTTAACCCTATCGGCACAAGCCTGAACCACAGTCTTAATGACAGTTTCCAAGTCATCTTGGGCAAAACCGATGATGGGTACTTCTTCATCGTAGCCCCGTTCTTGGAAGGTCTTGACTGTATATTTTTGGTCAATAAAGTCTTTAATCATGTGGTTCATAGCTCGCTCCTAAAGGTTACCCCCTAAAATGGAACATCGTCATCAATAATTGCTGCGTCTTGCAACTTCTTATTTACATCAGTAAAGGTGTTGCGGTACTCGGCTGACTGCATAATTTGGTCTTTTAGACCTTGGGATAGCTCGTCAAAGGTCTTTTGGTCAAACTTCTGCAAGTCAAACAATACGCAAGGGTTTACGCCCTGTGGTAGTCCTGCCTTTTGCACAATCGCGGGTACTGGTGTTACTGCAACCGCATCAGCGTAAGTATTGCCGTTATTAGCGGTTCTATGCTGAACAGTCACCATGCACCATTTATCCAATAAATTGCGTAAATCAAAGCCACGCAATTCGTCATCGGTAAATGACTTCCCTCTCCACGACTCCAAGTCCTTCCGTAACGAAGCCTTGTCACCAAGGGACAGCGTGTAGTTGCGTGTTTGGATAAGGGGTTTGCCCTCAATCTTTAAGTCATCGCCATGAAGCTCCCAAAAGAACTTCACTTTGCGTAGCATCTTGACTTGACCCATGTACTCGGACTTCTGAGTCCCAAGGTCAATAATTCGGTATAAACGAGCTAGGTGCGACCCTACTGGGGCTACCTTAAACTCTTTCTTTTCTGTAGTTGTGCCTGTCACAATCATTGTTTCCCCCCAAAAATATTAGAAAAATCATCAGCAATAGCAGACAAAACTGGATTAACCCTACGCTTGTTAGGGAGTCCACAATGAAACCTGATTAGGTCAATTTCTGCCAATGTCAACATATCACCATCTTCTGCTTTATCTAAAGCTATCTCTAGGCGTTCTTGGTCTTGTAACTGCTCGTTATGTAATTCCTGTAAGTCATCCATAATTATCCTTAAAAGTAAACAGCTTATGCTGTACCACCATATTAAGCCAAATTAAATAAATGTGCAAACTATTTGATATGGCGTTGTATTTTTGTTAAACTTGCTTAATGAAGAAGAAAATGTTTACCGATAGCCAAATTATCGAGTTACTGGGTGGGCCTACCAAAATAGCCAAAATCTGCAAAATTAGCGTACCTGCGGTGTCCATGTGGAAAAATTCAGGTATTCCAGCCGATAAAATGGTGTATTTGGGGGCGTTGCTAGAACAGGAATCTAAAGGTTTGGTAAGCCGTAAGGACTTATTTCCTGAATCGTTTGGCATAATATGGCCAGAACTTAATGAAAAACCATGACAACAACAGTCGCAACCATTAAAGTAACTGTAGATGGGCTTGTAGCCCATTTGGATATTGAAGGCGAGGGTAATGCCCTTTTATTTGCAAAGTTAATTACAACCCTTGTAAAACAGCTTGAAGAAGAAACAACAATACAATTATCAAAAATTAGCACACAACAATAATTTGTTTTATAATGTAGGGGCAGATTAGACACCTGTTTAATATTTAACTCGAAACCATAAGACCCTTTTGGGTTGTTCTGAGCGTTTAGTAAATGTTTTCGAGTCATTTATTAAGCGGTGTCGACTTAGAACAACCTAAAGGGGTTTTTCTATTTCTGCCACCCGAAACGACAGGGTGTTAGAAAAAGTCGGGGATGGGCTAGAGGCCGATGGAGATTCAGCATCGGAGCGAGGGTCGACACCTG